GTTGACATTACAAAATTTTATTATCAGGGGAATAATCCCGAACCAAATTATTTTGTAACGCTTTATGAAGTTACATCCGAGAATACATGAGAAGATATCTTAAATTTTATGGTTCTGATTTCATCCTCGGGGAGATCGTAGGAGAAGATTCATTCTATTGGAGAGTGAGACGGAAACCGACACGAGATAATCCGAGGATGAACATTGTTTGCCATCCCAAGTGGAATACACAAGTAATAACAGAGGAAGAAATATGCGACAGATTTATCAATTCCTGATTCCTCTTGATCCCAAGACCAAGAAGAACAATCAGAAGATCATCAGAAACAACAAGACTAATGCTCTTATGGTGGTACAGAATGACAGATACAAGCAATATGAAAGGGATGCAGGATGGTTTCTCAAGCCTCCTGCACAACCGATAGACTATCCCGTCAATGTCAAATGCGTATTCTATAGGGCAACAGACAGAAGAGTAGATCTAACCAACCTGTTAGAAGCCATTGATGACATCCTTGTCAAATACAAGGTCTTGGCAGACGATAACTTCAAGATCATCATCGGGCATGATGGCAGCCGAGTCCATATAGACCGAAAAAGACCAAGGACAGAAATTGTAATAGAGCCGATCATCGGTTACAATGTAGTAGAGGAGGCTTAATTATGAACACAAGTTTGCAAAAAGACATCGGATTATCAGAAGAGGAGAGGATCACGAGAAGGAGAGCCTCTGCCAAGCGGTACATGTCAAGACATCAGACGATGTGTGTGACATTGAATGAAGAGAGGGACAGGGACATCATACAATGGTTAGACCTGCAGGATAACAGAGCAGAAGCAATCAGGCATGTATTGCGTACATACATAGGATTCACACAAGGCAGGTGATAATATGCCAAGAAAAGGAAGACAGGAGAATCTTATTCCCGTTACAAAGAGAACCAAGGAAGAAGCAAGAAAGATAAGTCGAAAGGGCGGTGTTGCATCGGGAAAAGCAAGGAGAGAGAAGGCAGACCTTAAAAAGCAACTCCAATTATGGCTTGAGACCGAGGTTGGAAAGGACGGTAACGGTAATCCGTTAACAGGAGCAGAACTCATGGTGCAGGTGGCAGCCAAGGAGATGAATGAGGGCAATGCTAAGTTTTGGGAACTCATCAGGGACACGGCAGGATTTAAGCCAATAGACAAGGTAATGGTGGCAGATGTAGATCAAGCCGTCATTGATGAAGTTGAGTCTATGGTCATGGAGACCAAGCCTACAGAACCTAAACCTGCAGAGCCTAAGAAGAGAGCAACAAGGAAGAAGAAGGAATGACAAGACAAGAGGCGGTAACATTTCTTCGTAATAATCCTGCAAGATTCGGTCAATTATTGGGATTCTCCAAATTGACCGATATTCATAATGAGTGGATCAAGAAGATGGCATTTGGTACAAAGGATCACACATTGCAAGGACACAGATCCTCATACAAGACCACAAGCCTCTCAATTGCTTTGTCTTTAATTATAATCTTATTACCTAATAAGAGGATCATGTTCATGAGGAAGACAGACGATGATGTCAAAGAAATCATCAAACAGGTTAGGAACATCCTCATGAATCCGAGAACACAATACTTTGTACAATGCATCTACGGTGTCAACATGAAGTTGAATGTAGATAATGCAACAGAAATCACAACCAATTTAACAACAGATCTCAAGGGAACAAGTCAATTGGTGGGGATTGGTACAGGAGGATCTCTTACAGGACGGCATTACGATTACATATTCACGGATGATATTGTCAATGTTAAAGACCGAGTATCACGGGCAGAGAGAGAAAGAACCAAGACCGTCTATCAGGAACTTATCAACATCAAGAACAAGGGAGGCAAGATCTTCAACACGGGGACACCGTGGCATGCAGACGATGCCTTTACCTTGATGCCTAAGGCAGAGAAGTGGGATTGGAAAAAGACAGGGATATTTACCAAGAAGGAGATAAAAGATATCAAGGAAAGCATGTCTCCGTCTCTGTTTGCAGCCAATTACGAATTGAAGCACATTGCATCAGAGGATGTTATCTTCAAGGATGCTCAAGTTGGGGCAGAGATCGAAAATGTAATCAATGCCAAGTATTGCCACATAGATGCAGCCTATGGCGGTGAAGATGCCACGACATTTACGATCTGCAAGAAATCGAATGGGAAATACTATGTTTATGGCAGACTATGGTGGAAACATGTAGATGATTGCCTTGGGGAGATCATAGAGGAGAAGAATAGGCTCTTGGCAGGCATTGTTCTTTGTGAGGAGAACGGAGACAAGGGATATCTCAAGAAGGAGATCATAAGAAGAGGGGAGAAGGCATCATCTTATTGGGAAGATACCAACAAGTACATCAAGATCGTCACATTCCTCAAATCAGAGTGGAGGAATGTAATATTTGTCGAGGGTACGGATGAGGAATACATAGACATGATCCTCAACTATAACGAGTATGCAGAGCATGACGATGCTCCTGATAGCCTTGCATCTCTTATCCGGAAATTGTGGGGAAAGAAGGAGGAAAAGGAAAGTGTATCATTTTTCGGATATTAAATGCTATAATGCAAGAAAGTATGACCATCTTTATTATATGAAGGGAGGCATAGCATGAAGACATATCAAGATTGGCTTGAAGTGGCAGATAAATCAGAGGCAGAGAGAATAAACTTTATCCGTTCTGCCATTAACGAGCATAAAGCAAGCAAGGCATATCGGGAAGCGATCATTGGAGAGGATTACTTCAACGGGCAGAATACAACCATCAGAAGGTTGGAGAAATTCATATACAATTCAAAGGGGCAAGCCGTTCCGGATTACATCTCTGCCAATCATAAGATAGCAAACAGGTTCTTCTATCGGTCTGTCCTGCAGGCAACATCGGTTCTTCTCGGTAACGGTGTCACATGGGCAAACGATGAAGGGCAGACAAGTGAGATCTTGGGTAATTCATTCCATAAGGATCTGATGCAGGTGGTTCGATTGGCTCAAACAGAGGGAACATCCTTTGCGTTTTGGAATCTTAACCACATGGAGATTTATAGTCTGTCTAATTATGTCCCGTTCTATGATGAAGAGGATGGAGCATTAAAGGCAGGCATCCGTTTTTGGCAGATAGCCGATAACAAGCCGTTAAGGGCAACCGTGATGGAGTTAGACGGCTATGAGGAATATATCTTCAAGAACGGAGAAGGAGAAGTGTTAAGGGAGAAAAAGCCTTACATTCTCAAGACATTGACATCAGAGGCAGACGGGACAGAGATCTATGAAGGAGAGAATTATCCGACATTCCCTGTCATTCCCTGCTATTGTAATGCCACCAAGACAAGCGATCTCATGCCGATAAGATCAACCATAGACTCCTACGATCTCATATCGAGTGGTTATGCCAATGACATAGATGATGCAAACATCATTTATTGGACAATAACGAATGCAGGAGGTATGGATGATAGTGATCTCGTGCAGGTCTTGGACAAGTTGAGAAAACTCCATATGGCTCAATTAGATGATGACCAAGACATACAGAGTCACACGGTAGATGTCTCATATCAGGGCAGAGAGGCGATCCTTGACAGGCTTGAGCAACAGTTATACAAGGATGCAATGGCATTAAACACATATGATCTTGCATCAGGTGCGGTAACGGCTACACAGATACAGGCAGCCTATGAGCCTCTTAATCAGAAGTTGGACATGTTGGAGTCTTATGTTACAGACTTCTTACAGAGACTTCTCTTTGTAATCGGTATAGAGGATGAACCGACATATGACAGATCCATCGTTGTGAACAAGACAGAGGAGATAAGCACACTTGTCAATTCTGCCCTTTATCTTGACGAAGATTATGTGACCGAGAAGATCATGACATTATTTGGAGACCAAGACAAGGTTGATGATGTATTGGATAACATGGACAGAAAGAATCTTGACAGAATGATGGGCGGTACAGGGCAGGCATTTTTGACAGAGTAATAGAGGCAGAAAATGGCAAAGAAACCATTTGAAGATTATGGCAGAAGAAAGGTAGACGGTCAACTCAAGGATCTTGAGTCCCGTCTTTCTGCTATGTATGACAAGGCAGGCAAAGAGGTCACAAGAGACTTCAATGTCTTTATGTCAAAGTTCAATGCCTCTGATATCCTCAAGAAAGAGCAATTGCAGAGGGGAGAGATAACCGAGTCACAGTATAAGGATTGGAGAGAAGCACAGATATTTAGGCAGGATCTCATGAAATCCAAGATAGATGATCTCTCTCAAAAGATGGTCAATGCAGACAAGGAAGCCATGGCAATGGTTAACAATGAATTGCCTCAAGCCTATGCAACCTCTTACAATTGGGGAGGATTCCGAGGGGAGAAGATGGCAGAGGCTGCAGGCTTCGATTATACGCAATTCAATATAGTCAATGCAGATGCCGTGAGAATCCTTGCAACAGAAGATCCGGATCTCATACCTTGGAAACCGATGCCCGATGAAGATAAGGACAAGGCATGGAATAGGAAACATGTTCAAGATGCGATCCATCAGGGCATTGTCCAAGGGGATAGCATGGACAAGATCGCCAATAGACTTCTGCCTGTCGTAAATATGGATAAGAATGCATCCATCAGAACGGCAAGAACGGCTGTCACAGGTGTCGAAAACAAGGCAAGGAAGGATGCCACCGAAAGAGTGAGGGAGGCAGGCATTCCCATGGTCGAGGTGTGGTCTTGCACACATGATAGCAGGACAAGAGACACACATATCTTGCTTGATGGGACAGAACCGAATGATGAAGGCTTATACGGTGAGGGCATTCTTGATACTCTGTTGAGATATCCTGCAGATCCGAGTGGAGATCCCGAGGAAGTCTATAATTGCAGATGCGGTACATTGTCAACCATCAAGGGCATAGATCACAGTAAGGATCAAGAGTTGTACGAGCAATTCATGTCTGATAATTACGAAGAGGATTGGGAAAAGGTCAAAGAGCAGAGGAGAGAGAAGGAAGAGGCATTCCAAGCAAACAAGGCAGGAGCAGCCGAAAGAGTTGAGGAAAGAAGACAGAAGGCAGAAGGTTCTGTGAATGAGATAGAAAAACCTGTTGCACCTGCTAAGACAATTGAAGAGAGGGAAGAATCATTAAAAAACGAAACACCCGAGATGCCTCAATCTGTAAGAGATGCCTATGACAAATTTGAAGACAAGTACATTGATTCGGCAAAAGAGCATGGTATATTGTTTGATAAAGATGGAAACCTGCTTTCACAAAGCCAAAGCAAGAGAAACGAATCCGTAAGTATTGCCTCCGAAAGTATGTATGAGCATCTTGGACAAGGTGCATACGAGATTCATAATCATACGGCAGATGAATTGTTCTCATGGAAGGATATAAGCAATTACGAGAAGTATGGAATGAATGGTACAATTACCATTCCTTCAGGATGGGAGTTTACCTTATACAATTCGAATGATCCAAGATGGAATTGGGATGATGCAAAGCGGATGGAGACAGAATGGCTTGCTTCGGCATGGAGCAAGGCACAGGAGAATATTTCTGATGAATGGACACAAGAAAGAAGAGCCTTTATTGATTCGGTACAGAGTTATGACAGGCAAGAACAAAGGAGGCTTGTAAGAGAATGGGAAGATGAGCATTCAAGGTTGGATATGCAGATTCAATGGCTTGAAACCCATTCTGAAGAGTATGGCTTTGCGTTTGAGAAAAGGAGATTAAAATAATGGGCATTGAAGTCAAAAGTGTAAAGATAGAAAGCCATTCTGCAGAAGTGATCGAAGACATGAAAGGGAAACTTCACAATTGGCTTGAGGCGGTGGGATTGGATGCATCGAGTACGGCAGCCTCTGTTGCTCCTGTCGATACGGGCAGACTCAAGAATAGCATCTCATATCAGGTGGTAGATGCGGAAAACTCTGTTTATATTGGGACTAATGTGGAATATGCACCTTATCAGGAATTTGGTACGAGCAGAGGAGTGGCAGGAAAGCATTTCATTCAATTCGGGGCAACGGCTCATGCAGATGAGTATAAAAACCTGCTTGAAAACGAGTTGAAGAACGGGTAACATGGAGATGGGTTCTTTTTGTTCCCTATGCATTTTCCCCAAATGATCGCAAGGGTAGAGGCTATTGTAATAAAATAGCCTCTATTCTTGTTTTACAACAATTGTTGTGTTATATATAAAGAGAAGTCTAATGAATAAAGCAATTTTCACCGAAGCAAAGGAGACAGATCATTATGGCATCATTAAGTAGAAAGTTCTTGACGGCTCTTGGAATCGAAGAGGGCATAGCAGACCAAATCTTTGAGAGACACAATGAAGTCTTGACGGAGATCAAAGACGAAAGAGACAAGTACAAGGAAGAGGCAGGCAAGATCCCCGACCTTGAAAAACAGGTTGAAGAGTACAAGAAAGCCGAGGCTAATGCAGAGAAAGATCCTTACAAGGTCAAGTATGAAGCCATAAAGGAAGAATTTGAGGCATTTAAGTCTGAAATTGACAACAAGGCAACCGTTGCCAAGAAGGAATCGACATATCGTCAACTCCTCAAGGAGTGCGGTGTTGCCGAAAAGAGGTTCGATGCGATCCTCAAGGTTACAGACATAGATGCTATCGAGTTCGATGATAAAGGAAATGTGGTAAACGGAGACAAGTTGAAGGAAGGCATCAAGGAAGAATGGTCTGATTTCATTCAGAAGGCAGGCATAGAAGGTGCTAAGACGGCAACTCCTCCAACCAACAACGGTAGTAAGACCACAATGACGAAAGAGCAGATCCGAGCCATTACAGATCCTGCCCAAAGGCAGAAGGCTATGACCGAGAATCCTTCGTTATTTGGCTTACCCGACAATGCAGACTAATTGCAGAAAGGAAAAAGACAATGGCAGCAGAAGACAGACTTATCAAGAAGACAAACATTGCAAAGGTTCGTGAACTTGACTTTGCTCTTATGTTTACAGAGCAGATTCAGAACCTTATTAAGATGCTCGGTATCACGAGAAAGATCCCCGTAACGGCAGGTACAGTTCTCAAGGTTCTCAAGGTAACAGGAACTCTGCAGAGTGGATCGGTTGCAGAGGGAGACATCATTCCTCTGTCACAGTATGCAACTACATGGACTCCTGTTGGTGAGGCAACTCTCAAGAAGTGGAGAAAGGCAACCTCTGCAGAGGCTATCCTCAAGGGAGGCTTCGATCAGGCGGTCAATGACACCGATGAGAAACTCATCAAGGACATTCAGAAGTCCATTCGTTCTGATTTTGTGACATTCCTTGCAACAGGTACAGGATCGGCATCCGGAAATACTCTGCAGGCAGCCTTGGCAGATGCATGGGGCAAGTTGCAGGTTAAGTTTGAGGATAACGATGTACAGACCGTTTTCCTCATGAATCCTCTTGATGTTGCAGATTACCTTGCAACGGCTAACATTACCACACAGACGGCTTTCGGATTCTCCTATGTTGAGAATTTCCTCGGCCTCGGTACAGTAATCCTCACAGGTGCTATCGAGCAGGGTACATTCTATGCAACGGCAGCCGATAACATCGTTCTGTATTACATCAATGCAAACGAGGCGAATGGTCTTGGTGATGCATTTGACTTCACAACAGATCCCGAGACAGGTCTTGTTGGTATTCACGAGGATTCTAACTACACAAGAATGCAGAGTGAGACAGTTGCAATTGCAGGTGTTGATCTCTTTGCAGAACAGTTAGATGGTATCATCGTTGGTACAATCGGAAGTGTTGAGTCCTGATGAGGTAACACCATGGAAAAGACATTGACCAAGGTTTGTGAATACTTAAACAACTACTTTTGGAGGAAGAAGGCAAGCGGTAGGTTTACCATCTCTAATGGTGTCCTTAATGCTCCTACTTCTCTCAAATTGAAGGCAGGTATGTATTTCCGGATTCTTGGTAGTGATCTCAATGATGGTGTCTATCTTTATCCTGCTACGGGATTAAAAGACGAAGAGTTTGACGGGACAATATGGTCTATGGTCGTGCCTGTCACGGTCATAGACCTTGTTACCGACATCGAAAATTGGGAAAAACTCTATGGAGGAGTCGATTCTCCTGTTAATTCCCCGTTTACATCAGAGTCTTTCGGCAATTATTCCTATAGCAAGGGATCTCCATCAACAGGAGCAGGATCTAACGGCAACACATGGCAGGCGGTATTCGGTGCAAGGCTTGCACCGTTTAGAAGGTTGAGGAATTTACAATGAGTCTTGTAGATGAAGCGATGACCAAATCCTATATAATGGACAAGACTTCTGTTTCTGATGGCAGAGGCGGTGTTATAACCACCTATAAGGAAGGGGCAGAGATAATGGTTGCTTATTCCTTCGATACTTCGACAGAGGCAAGAGTCGGGGAAAGAGCAGGAGCAGATAATCGTTTCACATTGACTACACGAAAGACCGTAAACCTGCAATACCATGATGTTGTTAAGAGGTCAACGGATAACAAGATCTTTAGAGTGACAAGTGACGGGGATGATAACTATACACCTTCGTCTTCGTCTCTCAACATGAGACAGGTAGAGGCAGAGGAGTGGGAATTGCCCAATGGATAAGCAACAGGCATATTACAATTTTTGGAGTTCGTTTGAGATTCCTGCCTATGATGAAAATTCTGTCCCTGTCGGGGCAGAGTTTCCATATATCACTTATCAGGTGGTAACATCAGATTACGATCACGGCATATTCCCTACGGCTTCTATATGGTATAGAAGTGACTCATGGACGGCAATCGACAATAAACTCAATGAGATATCAAGACGAATTGAGGAAATGTTGCCTCTTGCTCTTACCAATGGTTACATGCAGATCAACAAGGGATCTCCGTTTGCTCAAAGGATGGCAGAGGAAGACAGGACAGTAAAGCGATATGTACTAAACTTGACCGTTGAGTTTCTAACGGAATACTAACAAAGGAGAAAGTCTTAACATGGCAACTAAAAGATTTACACAGGTAAAATATGATGCCTTCAAAGAGATTCAGGTTGAGGCAGGTGTTATCCTCAAGCATTTCAACCCGAATAATCCTGTAATCGACAGACAGGACATCGTTTGTGTTACATCAGGCGGTATTACGATCACGGCAAAACCCGAATATTCCGACTACTTTGAGGATGTTGATAATATCCCGAATGGTAGCAAGGAAGGAAAAATGATCGACAATTGGGAATGTTCCCTGTCCACAACGGCTCTTGATACCTCTGCAGAGTCTATCAAGATGATGCTTGGTGTAGCAGACATTGATGTAACAGACACCAAC